GTTTTACAGTACTAACAAAAATGATATCCTAGGAGGAAATTATGAATAAACAAATCAAAAACGCATTGGCGTCATACGGAAGATCAGTACTTGGAGCAGCAACAGCAATGTATGCTTCTGGAATTACAGATCCAAAGACACTAGCATACTCACTACTTGGAGCACTAATCCCCGTAGCATTGAGAGCAGCCAACCCTAACGATCCTGCATTCGGCAAGATGCCATCTGTAGAAGAGGTAGACAGAGCAGTTAAGACTGCTAAGGTTGTTAAGAAGACCGCAAAGAAGGCTCCTGCAAAGAAGTCGTCTGGTGGCGGTGGCGGTAAGACATCAAGCAAAACTCTATAATAGAAACTTATTAAATTAAGTAGTATAATAGATAACATTCCGATATAAGACTTTAAAAGGTTTTACAACGGATGCTCCTTTGATAGGAGAGTTAGCAGGAGTCGAACCTTCGTGGCTAATAGACCTGAGCAGTCGTCTATAAACTGCTCATTTCTTATGCTATAATATTAATACCTGCCCAAATGGGGGGTCAATTAACTTATTCGCTTGAAAGGGGAATAACATGGTAACAAAGTACGCTATGGATCTATTTAATGATCCTTTTTTTATTGGCTTTAACAGAGAGTTAGGCCGTTTAAATACAGCACATAAAACAAATTCACAGTCATATCCTCCGTATGATCTTCTTAAACTAGATGAAGATACATATCAGATTTCGCTGGCAATTGCTGGTTTTTCAAAGGAAGATATTGATGTATCAGTAGATAATGGAACCCTTATTATCAAGGGTGAAATTGTTGAGGTAACAGATGCAGAGGTAGTCCATAAGGGTATCGCAGGAAGAAAGTTCGTAAGATCTTTTGCACTGGGAGAATATATGGAAGTAACTTCTGCAGAACTAAAGGATGGCATGCTACATGTTCATGTGGTTCGCATTGTTCCTGAAGATAAAAAGCCTAAAACAATCAAAATCAAGTAGTACAATATAAATGTCCCCACACAGGACCTTAGTGATGGATTAGTTACCCATTGGATAGAGACCGTGGCGCATGTCAGGTGAATTGCCTGTGTGGGGCTTTAATATTTTCACGGTATAATTATAATAATGACTGACAAAGAGTTAGACCATTATAATAAGCAGCAGTATAAGAAGATGCTTGCTAAGATAAAAGAGGATTCTGGCTGTGTAGATTGTGGGGTAGGCAATCACATAATCCTAGACTTTGATCACATAAGAGACAAGAAATATAACATATCCAGAATGATCCACGATGGTTTTTCTTGGAAGGCTATCAAGAAAGAGATCGAAAAGTGTGAAGTGGTTTGTGCCAACTGCCACAGGATCAGGACCCATAACAGATTAACTGATATGCTATAATAGTTATATGATTAAAGACGATTCAATGATGCCAACAAGCACATATCAAGGATGCGGTTGCGAAACCTGCAAAGAACTGAATTTAGACTGTCCTCAATGTCCAATGTGTTCTAAAGAAGAAGAAACTGATTCAGAAGTTGCTATGGCAATGTACGATTCCTCAATAGGTAAGGCTGATCCATGCTGGGAAGGCTATGTACAAAGAGGGATGAAGCCAGGAGCAGATGGCAATCCAGTTCCTAATTGCATTCCAGTTACGAAAACAGAATCAATATTCTTTTCAGCAAAAGATTACTCAAAGCAAACACGAGTTACTAACTTATTTAAGGACTAATTATGCCAAAGAAAAAATCATTAGCGTTTAATCCAATTCAGATTAAAGATGGATGGATTGTAAGATTATATAAAGATGGTCGTATTAAATCTAAGATCGCACCATACGAACCAAAGCATCCTACAAAGTAAAGTACCCCTGGCAGGAATCGAACCTGCGACGCATGGCTTAGAAGTCCATCGTTCTGTCCACTGAACTACAGAGGTTTGGTATCTCCAACGGAATTCGAATCCGTGTTGCTGCCGTGAAAGGGCAGAGTCCTAGGCCACTAGACGATGGAGACATAGTACATCTGGAAGGACTTGAACCTTCGGCTCTCTGCATATAAGGCAGGTACTCTAACCAACTGAGTTACAGATGTGTAGTGCCAGCCACGGCTTTGGTTCTTAACCTAAACCACCTGCTGGCTGTTGTACCTAGTCACGACCACAGAGCAATCTCCATCAGCCTGAACGCCTTCGTATGATGCAGGTGACAGCGTAATGTTCAGCACAACCATCTCCATATAGATTGTTCAGATCTATATTTTGAGTACACCAGGTAGGACTTGAACCTACGATAGCCGAATTATGAGTTCGGTGCCTTAACCAACTTGGCTACTGGTGCATAGCCGATTTATATATTAAACAAAAGAAACAATACTAACAGAAGAACAGAAACAACAAGAAACTTTACCTTCTTGTGTCTTGGCCATTCATCTGGCACTCTTACTTCATTCATATTTCCTCCAAGTATTTACTTAATTAGTAATCCAAAAAATGTTCCAAGCAGAAAACATAAAATTCCAATAGTAGAATGATAGTATGTTTTCATATGTTGCTTAATAATATAACGCTTTAACTCTTTTGATATCTTATTTACTTCATCTTGATCTACCATTTATTACTCCAGGTTTAGTTAGGCACTGACTTTAAAGCACCAAGAACAACTTGTTCTCTTATAAACTTTTGCTTACGCTCAAACCTTGAAAGATAAGGCTTAGCCTGTATTCTTTTCTTGTTTTTTGTTGCTCTTTTAATTTTATGCTGAGAAACTTTGTTGTTAGACTTTTTCACTTTGCACCCTGGTTTTCTGCTATATTGTCACAAGGACAGATAATTGATTCTGGAAGTTCGTGAACCTTAGTTACAATTGTAATGGTAGTTTCACATTCCTTACACTTATATATCTTCTTAATTTGTTTGCTCATAGACTAATCATACCATTCTCTTCGTTGTAAGTCAAGATTTGTCCCCATCCCAGGTACCAATCTTGGTAGTAGGAATACCATACTCTTCCCATAGTTTAATTACATTTGGGTTATCATCTACTGCATGAAAGACATTCCAATGCTTCTTAATCTTAATTAAGATATCTTTTTTAACCTCATAGTCTGGCCTGTTGTCATCATCTTTACGCATATATAGTGCGTGGTGACTAATATCATTTTTAGCAAGCCAATATGAGGTTAGTCCACGCCAGACTTCTTTTCTTGATGTAACAACAAGAACATGCATCTGATCAAAGAATGCCTCATTAAGCATTTGGACTACTTCAAAGTTTGGCAGGGCATCTACAGAAGCCTCATGAAAAGCCTCATAGTCCCTATTAGAGCCACGAACATGGTGTAGGTAGGGATCTACATTGGCAAGAGTTCCATCTACATCAAAGATGTATGCAAGAGGCTTCAATCTAATCCTGCTTAACTTTGTAAGTCATTACAATATAACACGCAACATACCCTAAAATGAATGTTGGAATTAGCAATAATATATTGATCATTCGAAATCTACCTGCCTTTCAAACCACTGAGTCATATAATTATCCAAACCTCTTGCAATCTTTGCTGCTTCTATACGCATGCCTAAAGCATTTGTTACTGAAGGCTCAATCGGGATGGCCTCAATAGCCCGTGCTATTTCTTCTCTTAATGTCATATCGTCTATACTCATACAACAAGTATACCGCAATAGCCAAAACTTTGCAACCCTATATAAATTAAAAATGCTATACTTAATAATATGATTAATCTAACAGGTGTATTTAAAATGAACTATAAAGACGACTTTGGCTACGGGAAGGTTGCTAACAATGTTAAACAGTCCTTAGACTTATTAAAACCTAATTCAAACATTGAGATATGTTTAAATATACCACCCTATCAGTTTGATTTGCAACAATCTTATAAGATAGGTTTTACAACATGGGAGTCAACCAGTGTTCCAGATAACTGGATAGGACCACTAAACAGTGTAGATGAAATATGGACAGCATCAAGTTTTATTGCAAATGTTTATTTAAAATATACAGATAAACCAATATATGTTTTTAATCATGGGTTGGACTCAGAATATGTAACGGTTAAAAGAAAAATAAATAAAACAAAGACAATTCTTTTTATAGGGGATGAATTAAGATCAAATGAAGACTTGGTTGTTGAAGCATATAAAGAACTTAATATAAACAAAACACACAGCCTAATAATAAAAAGGAAAAGGCCTGGCAAGTCTATAAACTACCCAGGGATAACAATAATAGAATCTTTGTACACTAAAAAAGAACTAACAGAACTAATGTACATGTCTGATGCATTAATTTATCCAACAAGTGGAGAAGGTTTTGGTCTCGTCGGCCTTGAGGCAATAGGGACAGGATTGCCAATAATTTCTACAACTGAGTGGTCTGATTATAAAGACCTAATAACTATTCCAATTAATTCAAATTTTTCAGATTCAGAGTGGCAAACAATTCATCCAGGTAAAATGTATAATCCATCTATAGAAGATATTAAAGATTCTATTATTAATTGGATAGAAAATTATGAACAATCAATAGATGCTGCTTATAGTAATGGTATTGCCTCACATAAAAGATTTAACTGGGAGTTAGTTAATGATAAAATTATAAACAGGATCAAACAAATAGATGGTTATTTTGCTTAACAAAGTCAACTATTCTATCCTTATACTTTTCGGACCAATAACAATAAAACATTAAGTCGTTTATACCATCTAGTTTTATATCACTAATAATTTTAATTAACTCATTAGTCGTTGTTAATTTTATATCTGGTTCAAGTTCTTTGCTGTTTTTTAACTTGTTGAAAATTTCAGGATCATCCTCTATTAATGGAAACATTGACAATACTCTAGGCTTAGATGTTTTTGCAATTCCCTCATCTTTGGAGTATGGTTCGTATGCTGCAAAACTATAATCTCCATATTTATCAACTAAAGAGGCAATATCTTTTCCCATTCCAGAGATACATATTTTTGTTTTTATGTTAAGTTTTTTGCAAAAATCAAAGAACGCTGGGACATACTTTTCTAGGTACATTCTTCTTTGATTTTGTGTAGAAGAATCATTTATGTCTCCCAGGATACCGCCTACAGCCTTTTCTTCATCAATGATCTGCCCTGATACAAAATTAATCCAAACTCTGTCAGAGTCTATACTGTTTAATGATTTTATAATAACTCCAAGATGTTGTGGAGAAATAGTATATGGTCTAATTGCAATTATGTATTTTAATTTTTGATTCACATTTATTGATCTTGCTACTTGAACTATATAGTCTGCAATATCTGAACCATATGGTAATAAAACACCTTTAAATCCAGAATCTTCAAGTTCTAATGAAAGTTCAGATAGACTTTCAGTTCTTCCAAACCAGTAAAAATTCATTTACGCTAATCTTTATCCCAGTATGCTTTACCAAACTCGTCATAGTCATCCCAACCATCACCAGACATATCCAACTTTGTCTGATCTAAATCTTTTTTCCACATTTCCATATCAATCATATAGTAAGTACCCCACAACTCGTAAGGCTTGTTAAGATACTTCCACATTTTTGCATGGTATTTATAGCGAAAACCATACTCTTCATCCTCATCCATATTCACACACTTAACAATATGGTTGCCAGCAAACTCTCCACAGAGATTACCTATCCATCGTAATGGAAGTATCTTAGTTCTCTGTGTTTTTGTTGAATGATTCAGCATCTTTTGGTACCCACACTTTCTTTCCATCTTTCCATACAGGCCAGTAGCCCAGTGAACGCCAGTCCATCTTCGTAATCTTAGGTTCTTTTGGCATTGGTGCACCATACATGTCCATCACTCATTGTTTGATGAGTATTCCAAAACAGTGGATTTTTCTTAAACATCTCACACTTTACGCACTGATCAGGCTTCATTCTTCTCGCTTCCAATGCAGGTAAGACTTAACATAAACAATAGAATAAGCAATAGCAGCAAATATAAAACCATATTGTTTGGTGGTTACTGCATAATATATCCACATTGCCTCATTAAGAGTAGCCCAGATCCACCCCCATATGCGTTTTCTTCCAATAAAATATATTGCTGCAACGCCACTGGCAGCAAGAACCCATGAGGCATAGTCGTTCATCCATTGTTCCATATATTTAGTATACCTTAAGTTGACAGTTTAGTCAAGTTTTTCTTTGCCCTTGGTTTTTACCCAAGTGCCAATTTTACCAATGCTAACCTTAGATCTTAATATTTCTGCAAATCCTGTTCCTATTTCTGAACCTAGGTATTCTTCTCCAGTTTCAAGGTCAGTCAACTTCCATTTTCCAGGAGATTTAGTATGTATAATTAATTCAATAGGTTTATCAAATGCTTCGACCTCTGATCCATCTTTAAGAATCCTTTTAGTCATTCTATGAAACAAGACCCATAGATAAATGGTCTAAACAAACATCTGCAATAATGTAGTCAGAGTGTTCTACTACCACATCATAATGAGTAGCAGTCTTTTCACAAAAGAAACATTTATATTTTTCCATATAATATTATATCACATCTTGTGGTACACTTTAGGTATGGAATTAGAAAAAATAAAAGTTATTAAAAACTTTTTAAGCGTAGAAGATGCTGAAAAAATTATTAAATATATTAATAATAACATTAAAGACTCTGTAGAGTTGGGTGGCGATGGATCCTCTCCTAATTTTGTTGAAACTCCAGGCAGATGGTATAAAAGGCGCATGGGTTTAGATGATGAAATGCCAGGGTACAGACCAGAAAGATCTATAACAAGACTAGAAGATATAGAAGACTTAACTAAAAGAATAATAGAAAAGGCAAAAATAGATATTTCTGAGGCTTTTAAGGACACAGACAAGACATACATAGCCTCATTGTGGCTGGCCAAACATTTAAAAGAAGATTGGTTAAGCCTACATTCTGATGTAGGTCGTGGCTATAACCCTCATTTTTTTTATAGTTCTGTTTTATATTTAAATACAGTAGACACTGGAGGAGAACTGTATTTTCCTACAATGGATCTTTATTTAAAGCCAAATGCTGGAGATCTGGTTGTATTCTTATCCCATGGAGAAGACCTTTGGCATGAAGTAAAGGCTACTGGACAAGAAAGATATACCATTCCAATGTGGTTTACTAAAGATTCTTCAAAAGAAGTTTTATTTAAATAGATGATATAATAATCTTATGACAACCCCACCAAATTATCAAGGTCTTTATAACAATGGAGCGTACTACAGTTTAGGAGACACAGTTCTTACAGACGGTAACCCCTACGGTATAGCAGGATACTATTTCATTCGCACTGGTAACCCAGGTAACCCAGGGTACGCACCAGAAGTAGGCGGAGCACCAAACGGATCTTGGACTCTATACACATTCCCTAAAGGTATTGACGGCGTTGGATCAGTAACTGGTTCTGGCAATATTGCTTAATCTTTAACATCCATACTCTTATCCCAAACAACTAAACACTTCGTGCACTGAATACCTTCTTCACGCATATACCAAGTGTGAGCACATTTAATATCCACCTAAACACTCATTCCTTGTATGATATAAACGAATCTTGGTCATAGTCTTTTTGTTCGGGGCATATAATTCTTCACCACAGCAAGCAGTCTTAAGATACCACTCCTTAGTAAAGAAGTCATAAAGCATACCTTTATAGTTCTTATACTTGTTGGCTACAAAGGTTTGGAATGGATCAGGGATCTCCATGTTGATCATAGTTTGGCTACATACTGAGCAGCCATCTTTAAACCCTTGACCAGCCCATCATGGTAGTCTTGGTTCTTGATTACTTTAGCAGTATCCCAAACACGGTAAGATTCTTTGTTTAATAGTTCGGAGATTTCTTCGTTTGTCATACATCAAGTATATCAAAACCTGCACGGTATGTCAAGTATAATAGAGTAATGACCCTACTATACATACTCTATAGCCCAAGGCATAAGGCTATTAAGATAGGCATATCCGATGTGTCTGGCAGAAGGTTTGCAAAGCATAGAAATAAAGGCTGGATACTGATTAAGTATTGGTCATTTTCCGAACGGGATAGAGCAAGAGCAGTAGAAACTATAGTGTTAAATACACTAAGACAAAAGCATGGACACTTCCTAGATAAGTCTGATATGCCACAGGGAGGCTACACAGAGACTTTTGATGCATCCAAGATAACTCGTAGAGGTTTGATCCGTATGGTTAATAAAGCAGCAAAAGATTTACTGTAATCTTATCTAACAGCACAGGTAAGACATACAAAGGGGTCATCATTAGCCTTTACATAAAGTTGATCACATTTACTACAGGCTATCTTATATGGCTCAGCCTTAGTAAACTTACTGTATGATGACTCTAATTTGTCCATTGAATCATTCTATCACATTGTTCGGCGAAAAAATAGGTTTTAAAGTTCGGCGCAAAATAGAGGTAATAAACCTTCCAATGCCCTACACGGGCACTATCGGTTACAAACCTTCATATGCTTGTATAAACTATCGTGAGCAAAGCCTTTTCTAAAGTCCCACTCTTTCTTGCAAACAGGACATATTATTGTTCTGCTCATCTATCCCAGCCTTGCCTTATTCTTATTGGCTCTTTCTTTATTGGCCTTAGTCCAAGCCAGTTTCTGTTGTTTTTCAAGAGCACGATACTCATCTGAAGGAGGGCACTCATTACACCAGTGATAACTAGTAAAGTAAGGCTCTCCACGCTTATAGGCACAAATTGATGATTTCATATTAATTCCTCTGTTAGTAGTTTCTATGTTTCCAGTTTAGCAGGGTATAGACAAACTTGCCATACCAAGTAGGAGTACAGCGCTTAATGCCATTCTCCCCATAATGATCATACATAAATAGGATTAAGGTGGCTTTGTCCTTTGTTCTTACAAACTTGCCACAGTCAATGCAAGATTCAGATATGTGCTTAGAGAAGGGTTTGTCAAAGTCTACATCGTTTTTCTTCATATCTCAAGGATAGCATAATTTGCGGGGGAAGTCAAGATAGACCCAATTACCCCTAGTAGAACAATACTATGATAGACTATATCAATGAAACCTTTAGATCAGAACTATAGTGATGACCCTAAGACTTGTTCAGGAACCCCCTTGGGAGGACATGTTGGTCAATATGGAGAGTTAGGCTTCTCCCCATGCGTAGGATATATTGCTCATCAGAACAACATATTGTGTGAGATTATTACAGAGACAGATGAGATGGTTAGCGTTTTATTTTTAAATAAGGTTTGGAATCAGGCAATCCCAGACTATATAGAAGACCACGATCCTTGTCAATGTGCAACAACATCTTGTCCTTGTGGTGAGTTCATAGCCCATAAAGTATCTGAACCTTGTACTGCCAAACCAGAGTTATCCACAGATTATATATTGGTCAATTAGCCTATTCCGATAGTTATCCACAGGTTTATCCACAGATTAATCTTACTGATTATGTAATTAGACATTCTAGAAGTGGAGTGATGTGGAGGATAGTGGAGTAGTGAGCATCTTTAAGAGGGCATCGTAATCTTTTTGACGGGCCAAACCCCCAAACCTTATATCCCCCTTATACCACATATGGATCATATTGTCAAACCATTGTATACAGGGTTTGGGCATTATACACCTTGAAACAAGGTTTGTCAAGCCCATTTACTGTGCAAAACCTCATATAAAATTTGTCCGAATTTGCTCAGAAAATAAAGAAAACTTTAATAAAAATATATAAAGGTTTGAAAAAGTTTTATAAATCAGGAAATAATTTATAGTGGTTTGTTATAGTGTATTTACTATAGGGGATTGTGGGTATCATCTTGATCCCCTGGCAAAAACGGCCTGGTACGGGGAAGAAAAATGCTCCATCGTAATCTTATTTTGAAAAGCCCTGGTACGGGGAAAAATTTTGGCCCATCGTAATCTTTTTTTAGAAGAGCGTTAGTTGTGTATAGACGTCGTCCCCACCTGCGGTGTCCTTAACAGGATTATCATTGATCTTTTTGGCGGGGGACATAGGAAAGAATGCCTTAAGAGTTACAACACTATATAACATACCACATAGAGCACCAATGGCTTTATCAAACCCTATAGAGTCATGAGGGGTATCATGTCTATGGGATTTGTTCTGATACATCTGTGAAAAATGATCTCTTGCCATAGCATTATTATACACCTGATATGAAGGTTTGACAAATAAGGTTTGATATGGTATAAGGTTTGGTACGGGGAAAAGAAATCGTCCTTCGTAATCTTATTCTGGGGAAAATAAAGGTTTGATCGTAATCTTATTCTGAAGAAGGTTTTGTACCATATGTCCGATTTGATATAATTTGACGTCCGACGTCCCATAACCCCAGGCTTTTGTCAAGCCCAGGGATCAAGGATAAGATAGTTACTCTTTTGGTTTGTTTTCGTTTTTGTTATAAGCATACGCTAAAATAGAACTGAGGTCTTTGTCTTCTATAGCAGAGTCAACCTCTTCCTCAGTAACAATAATTAAATCTAGAAACATCTTAAATGTTTCATTAATCATTTCTTCACCAAGTGGCGTAAGGTCTTTAATCAAACCTTGTGCCATCATATATGCCATTGGGCAACCTAGGTCGTTGTAGTCCATAAAAGACTTAAAGTCTTCATCCTCACGGAACTCAATCCATAGTTGACCAATCGTTCCTGTTTTATCTGCGAAGTCCATTTACGGGTCCTTTCATCTCTAACATAAGTTTATCATACTCTTCCATAGATGTCAAACTCAAAACCTCTAATCTGTGATAGTTAATCAAGGGTAGGTTTCTTACTATGTAGTATCCTACTCTTTCTAAGTCTACCGCAAAATCTTGGGTAAGAAGTCTGCCTAACTGTTCTGCCATTCTTGTTTCTTTATTATGGGTTGCCGTTCGTCTGATTGAATAAGCCATAGTTATCTCCTCTATTCCATTGTATCAAAAAGTAAGGGGGAGCGCAAGCCTACGAAAACCTACGCTCCACCCTGTTAGTCTAAGGGACCCACTCCTTAGATCTGCTCAGTTAAAACCTTTGGGCTATGATAATTAATAAAGTCACTCCATTGGTGCTCGCCTGACTCATCCTGAATCCACCAAGCCTGTAGGTCGACAATAACAGGATAATCTAGGAATGCTAGGTCTTCGTGCTTTGCTAAAAATATACCGTGGCCAGTTTCTGAGTCACGAGAGTCTTTAGTTAATTGATCAATGATGATACGCAATGCATATGAAGGGTCCTGCCACCTTGGTTTTGCAGCCTGTAGCGCTGCAGCAAGGTCAGTGTGCCAAGAACTTTCTCCCCAGTGTGAGTACAGTACGATGTACGGTTCATCCAGATTTGCTTTAAAGACATAGTTGATACGGGCTCCCATTATTCTTCTACCTCAAATGTCTGGATAGTTAATTCTTTAATAATCTCTGCAGTCAATTGCTCTTTTGTCCTAGCACTTGATTCGTATCCGAGAACAGTAAGGCCTTGCTTTGTGGGTTCAAAGACAAAGTGTAGATTGTATTTAGCCATTATTTATTTTCCATTTCTATTAGGGTCATTTCTTCAATTGTAGCGCATTGTGGGCACTTTTGCAAGTCTGCCTCGTCAAAGGCATCTCTAATTAGATTATCAGGGTCTTCCATTTCACTGCTGCAATTAGTACAGTAATGCCAGTTATGACTGACCAAGACCTGAATGGTCGTGTCAGGTGGGCAGGGCACCTCAGTAATAAAGTATCCTATTCGATTAACAAAGCCCCAGCCATTCCATAGATAGCCAGCACCGTCGTCACCGTCTCCATACATCCAGATATTGGCAGGGGATTGAGACTTAACAAACTCAACCTCATCACCATAGGTCTCAAACATCTCTCCGTCAAAGGAGGCATTTGTATCTATATGATTCTTGATTGGCTTGTACTGCTCACACCACTCATCAAAGGTAAGTTCAACAAAGTTACTCAACTTCTTCCTCCATAGAAACAGTAGAGATATACTCCTTGTCGAAGATAAGTTCATATGCGACTGCTAATCCTTGTAAGAATCCATCAGCCTCAGTGCGTTCCATAGATAGCATAGCGTCTGAGTAGTCACCCTCTTCTTCTGCTTTGACTACTTCTAGAAAGTCTAGACTAGCCTTATCAATTAATTGCTCTAACATTTCTTGTGGTGTCATTGGGTCTCCTCTATATGTTTTCTGTCTATAGATAAATTATAGGTCATAACATAGCAATTTGTCAAGGCCT